ATACGAAGATTTAAATCAAACGAAGGATCCATACAAGATCTAACAATATCTTGAAAAGATTGAGCGCGCTTTGTTACATATTCGTGCTTTAAAGCATTTGATTTAAAGCGAATTCTGTCTCCAACCATAAATCCTCCCTGCTGAAAGCGTCCCGCTTCATTTTCAAACAACGTATCAAATTTACTCATAAATCTTATTTATCATTTTGTTTTAAAAAATACCATAAGAATTTTTCTTGCTATAAATAATATCATGGCAATAAAAATTCTGAACTTAGAGCAAATATCAAATCAATTTGCTCAAAAATCTTATGCCTTTAAAGACTTGCATTTTGATTTTGCTAAATCAGGAGAATATAATTCAACTTTAAAAGAATACGTTGAAGGAAACGACATTAAAGTTGACTATGATATAGATGCTATTACTAATTCTTTAAAAAATTTATTTAACACAAGACCAGGACAAAGGTTTTTGTTTCCGCTGTATGGTTTAGATTTATATCATTTTTTATTTGAGCCTGTTACAAAAGAAAATGGCCGAATGATTGGAGAGAGAGTTGTTGAAACCGTTAAGAGTTTTGAACCAAGGGTTGAAATTACTCGTTGTGATGTTGAAATAAAACCAGAAGAAAACCAATATGATATAACAATATTAATATTTATACCTTTAATTGACACGTCAGTAAGCATAAATACCACTTTAGATCTTAAAACGCATTCATTTATTTTTGCAAAAACCTCAAGAAACCGATAACAATGGCAACAGAACTCACAAACGAATTTCCTTTACCAAAGAACGCCTACGCCTCGTTCGATGCAATAACATTAAGAAATTTAATAATCAATAGGCTAAACGAACAAGGAGTATTTACGGATCAAAATTATATAGGATCAAATTTAGCTGCAATTATTGATATAGTTTCTTATGCTTTCAATAGTTTAATTTTTTATTTAAACAGAACTAGTACCGAATCTTCGTTTAGCGAAGCTCAACTATACGAAAATATTAACAGAATCGTTAAATTGCTTGATTATAAACCAATAGGCTATCAAACTTCTACTGTAACGTTTCGGTGTTCTGCTGATAATTATTTTGGAGTATTTGGTAACAACAATGGTGTTTCCATTATTCCTCGTTATACACATATTTCCGTAGGCAGTGTTCCCTTTTCGTTCAATGAAGACATATCGTTTTCTGTTTTGGATCAAACTTTTTCTAAAATATCAGAGCTCGATAATAAAAAATTATTGTATCAAGGACTATACAGAGAGGCCCCTCTTCATATTGCTTCAGGAGACTCAAACGAAATTGTTACATTAAACGTCACAAATGCTAAAGTCGACCATTTTAACATTGATGTTTACGTATATGAAATTAACCAAGGGAGATGGGTTCAATACGAAGAACTTTCTAGTCTATATAACAGTTTAGCATCAGCTAGAGCATACGAAAAAAGATTAAATTCTAATTTTTTATATGAAATAATGTTTGGAGACGGAATTAACGGTAAACAATTGCAACCTGGAGATAAGGTTGCTATTTACTTTTTGCAAAGTTCAGGAGAACAAGGAATTATTGGACCAAATGCGTTAACGACAGCTCAAATAACAAAAACGATTTTTAATACAGATACGTTTAATTCAATTTTAGCTGACGTAAAGCAAGATTCACAAGCTATTGTGTTAACAAATAAAATGATAAACAATCTCTTTTTTGATAACCAAGCTGGCTCTACTATACCCAAAGACATAGAAGGTCCAGAAAGTATTAAAAAAAACTCCAAAGCCAACTTCAAAAGTCAGCATAGACTCGTGTCTTTGTCTGATTATGATTCTTTTATAGAAACAAATTTTAGTAATTTTATAGGAGCAAATAAAACATATGATAATTGGGACTATTCTTCCATATATTTAAAATATTTTAATGACATTCAAGTGTCTCCTACAAGATTTAGACAATTACTATTCAATCAAATTTCTTATTCAGATTCTTGCAATTTTAATAATATATATTTGTGTTGCGTGCCAAGAACATCTCAAGGTTCATCTTTAAAATATTTGATGCCTGCTCAAAAAGAAAGAATTATTTCAGCCATTCGACCAATAAAAATGCTAACAACCGAAATAACATTCGTCGATCCTATTTTCAAAGCTTTTAGTATTGGAGTAAAATCTGCAAATGCTGAATTAACAATCTCAGACGACACGTTGTGCAGAATAGAATTAATAAAAACTCCAGGAATTAATAGATATAATCAAAGTATTATTGGAGACGCTTTTTCTGTCTTTCAGCAATTTTTTAATCCCGTTATTCAAAAAATTGGAGGGCTATTTGATTATAGTTTGTTGACAAGCAAATTATTAGCCATAAACGGAGTTTCTTCTATTATTACAAGAAGATTGGATACAGATGAAACAACAAACGGTCTTTCATTTTATGTGTGGAATCCAGTTTTTCCAGATTTAGATAAAAGGACTGTAATCGGTAATATAATGCTTAATTCATTTGAAGTAATGTATTTTCCTGATTTGCAAAATATAACAAACAAAATTTTTGTAGTAGAAAAACCGTACTTCAACACTAGATAATAATCATGTCATTAGAATTTTCAGTATCACCATCAACAAAAGGAGACGTATATGCTACTACATTTGAATTCAAAAAAAGTAATCTTCCTTTGTATGATATAGTCGCTTGGGATTTTGGAGATGGACACGCCTCATATGGAAACTCTGAAACATCCCATATATATAATTTTCCAGGAATTTTTAAAGTAAGTCTTTCTGCTTGGTCCAAAAAAGGGGATTTTGAAACTTCGTTTGTTAACATAGATGTAGATTATGTGTTAAGAGATGCTATTAGAATAGAACAAATTCCTTCTCGTTGGAGTTTACCTGGGTTACCTTCCAATGAACCTTTTATTGTTTCTTTGACATCATGTAAAATAAACGAACCACTGTCAATAGTGCTGCAAGCTTTAAATACTAAATCAGTTCCTCATTACGCAGTACCCACCAAATGGGGGTTTCTCGTACCGAGGTGGAGGTTTATCGATTCTGTAACAAACGAAATAATCAATGAAGCAATACAAATCAAGACAACTCCAGTTTATAAAAATTCTAAAGTAATTGGAGTTGTAGGCTCTGCTTCGTTTTATTACATTGACGATTTAGCTACGGGAACTAATCAAGAGTTAAATTGTCCGTTACTAATTACTGCGACTCTTAGCACTCAAAATTTTGAATACCCACCAGAGACATTAATATATCCATATCACAGCTATTCTAATTCTGAAGTAGCTAGAGCAGTAATTTCTTGGCAAGTAGGAGACGTAGTTCCAACTAAATTAAGAGTAACAGAAAATTTCTTAAATGACATATATCCAATAAAATGGTCAGGAGTGCCAATACCAATAATGATCACTTGTGATTTTGCTCCAGCAAATTTAGAATCTTTTTCTTCAAGTGCTACAATATCTTCCACGACCGTGTTGTCATATCCCAGAACAAATGAACTAGGGGCTCTTTCGCTTGTTGATGTAAAAATTTTAGGTTTAAGAGAAGACGAGTATATTGTAGATGAAGCTCCTTTGTATTTTAAAGCTTTTGATCAACAAAACAACACAGCAAGTGGGTATATTTTTACTACAATTACTCCTTTAGTAACAGCAAGTACTGTGACCGTTCAAGTTAGTACAGTAATTCACAATCAACTAGACGTAGAAAACGAATTTCCTTTTCCAGATGGATTTCCAATTAGTCCTGAAGTATATGTCTCTCATCCTTATAAACGCGTTATTAATAAAATTAACGTAGTAACGTATCCAAAAGATTGTTCAAGCGTTTCTTATTTTAAAGAGTTAGGTATTTTAACTGATGGTTCAATATCTTCTGTGGGAGTCCCAGCTCTATCTTCGACTTCAATTGATGACTTCCAATTATCCGGAACTTCTGGTATCTTTGCTTTGACATACAATCCAGTCAAAGAGCTCATATATGCAGCTGATTCTGATCAAGATAAAGTCTATGCTATTAATTCAAAGAAAGAAATAATTCAAACGCTTGTGCTTTCTTCAATTTTTACACAAGA